GATTCCCTCATGGACGACTTGTGGGCCATCGCAGAAGCCGAGATGGACACTTGGGCGAAGGACGGGGCGTTTCCGTATGACAAGGAACTGCTGCGCCTGCACCTGCGAACGGGGAATATGAAGAAGTTGTCCCGTGACACGGGCATCCCGTATCGTTCTATAATCTATTCCATTGACCAAGCCAAGGCCAAAATCAAGGCCGCAATACAATCCCATGGATACGCTGATTTTTCCCCTGCTGATAAGTAGTTTGACCGCCCTCGCCATTGCCGAGTACCATGTCCTGCCGCAATGGTGGTACAGGACTTGGATGGGAAGGCACAAGCCGTTCTCCTGTGTGACTTGCCTCACTTTTTGGGTAGCGGTGGCCCTGACCCTACCCACTTGCGGTTGGGTTCTCGCTCCCGTGTACGGCCTCGCCTCTGCGGGCCTTACGGTTGTCATCCTCCAAGTCACGAACCGATGACCCAAGACGAGTACCTGCTGGCAACCAAGCACCGCCACTATTGGGACCAGTACCAAGCGGCCCTGTTCATGCGGTTGTCCCCCGAAGCGGTCCACGACTTGCAGACCATCCTCGTGGCCCACGGCAGACCCAATACGAATTGGTGGTGCGCTGACTGCGTAAAATCGGCCCTCCAATACATTTACCAAGAGGCGGACCAGTTCGCCGAAGCCAACCAGCACCAAGTCAGCCATGCCCTCAACAACCCTAACCCGTGACCAATTCCAAACCTATGCCGACTACGGTGAAGGTGTCCGCAATAACGCAAAGCGGGGGATTGAACTTAACGAGAGGAACGGCAACAAGTGCGCAACCCAAACTGGTAAGGTCCGAGCGCAGCAACTCGCCAACGGAGAAGGGGTATCGCTTGCAACCGTTAAACGGATGCACTCCTACCTATCCCGTGCAGAAACCTACTACGACAACGCTGATTCCACAAGCGACTGCGGTTACATCAGTTACCTCCTTTGGGGCGGCAAAGCGGCCCTTGGGTGGAGCAGGAATAAACTACGAGAACTTGGCGAACTCGACGAAGGCTGATACCGAAGCGCAGCGGCAGGCTCGGACTGAATCGCTGATGATGGTGATAACCACCCTCTGCGACTGCATTGGTGCGGTGGAGGAATCCAACTCGCCCAACGCCTTTGCGGTCAAGATGAAAATCGTGGACAAGATTGACGAACTGATTGATAAAATAGAATACTGATGCACCCAACGAGGATATTCAAGACCCCCGAAGACCTTGGAAAAGCATGGGCCGCCTTCAAGGAGGATGTGAAGGCCCAAGGCGAACAATGGAAGCGGGTGCAGTATGTCGGGAAGGATGGGTTAAAGAAGGAAGACCCCGCCAAAGTGCCGCTGACCTTGGAAGGGTTCAAGCGGTTTTGTCGCAATAATTACGGGGAGGTCCAGCACTATTTTGACAACAAGGACGGTTACTACGAGGACTTCGGGGTTATCTGCCGTGCGATTCGGGAAGAAATCCGAGAGGACCAAATCATCGGGGGCCTGCTTTCGTTCTACAACCCCTCCATCACCCAGCGATTGAACGGTCTTGTAGAAAAGCAGGAAACGAGTATCACCATCGAGCAGCCGCTTTTTGGCGATGGACTTTAAGTACACCACCGCTATCCGCAAGATTCGGGCGATGACCGCTCGGAAGAAGGTGATACAAGGCGGCACAAGTGCGTCCAAAACATTCGGCATCCTTGCGGTGCTGATTGACCATGCCGCTCGGTTTCCTAAGTCGGAAATATCCGTGGTGTCCGAATCCGTCCCTCACCTGCGACGGGGGGCCATCAAGGACTTCGCCAAGATTATGCAATGGACCCATCGCTGGGTTCCCGACCGCTGGAACAAGACGCTACTCCAATACAACTTCGCCAACGGGTCCACCATTGAGTTCTTTTCCGCTGATTCCGAAGCCCGCCTCCGTGGGGCAAGGAGGCAGGTACTTTACATCAACGAGGCGAACAACATTGACTTTGATTCCTACTACCAGTTGGCCATCCGTACCAGCCAAGAAATCTACATTGACTTCAACCCCACCCACGAGTTTTGGGCGCACACGGAGGTCTTGCCCGAAATGGATGCAGAGTTCCTCATCCTGACCTATCAAGACAACGAAGCCCTACCTGATACGATTCGGAACGATATTGAACTAAATCGAGCCAAAGCGGAGCATTCCGCTTATTGGGCGAACTGGTGGAAGGTGTACGGCCTCGGTCAAGTCGGGACGCTCCAAGGGGCTATCTACGGCGATTACACGGTGGTGGAAGGGATTGACCCATCCACAATGAAATTCGTCGCCTACGGGCTTGACTGGGGCTTTAGCAACGACCCAACCGCCTTGGTCGCCGTGTACCGCAGGGGGGATGACTTGTTCATCCACGAACTGCTCTACCATCGGGGGCTGACCAACTCCGACATTGCCACCCGACTGAAGGAGTTCGGCATCACAAGGGCTTGGGAGATTGTGGCGGATTCGGCAGAGCCCAAGAGCATTGAGGAAATCTACCGCCTCGGATTCAATATCAAGCCAGCATCCAAGGGACCCGATTCGGTGAGGCAGGGGATAGATGTGGTCAAGCGGTTTAACCTTCATGTCACGAAAGATTCCACCAACTTGATTAAGGAACTCCGCAGTTACACCTGGGCTACGGACAAGGACGGGAAGGACACGGGGGTCCCGATTGATTCCTACAACCACGCCTGCGATGCGCTCCGCTATGTGGCCCTCAACAAACTCGCCGTCAGCAATTCGGGTAAGTATCTTGTGGTGTAACTTTGGGGCATGAAAATGTACCGTTTAAGGTCGGTCAATCCAAAATCCGACTTGTTTTTAATGGCAGAAAATGCGGACGAACTATCCTTTTCGTTGTACCCTTACATAATGAATCACGGCATTCGGCGAATGTATGCGTTTAAAGAACATGAGTTGGAAGGCGTTGATTTGAAAGAGTTACCCGAAGGTGCTTACATCATTACCGAGTACGAACATGGCCAAGTAGTAGAAGCAATCCCCCCGACCCCATGAACCTTGAATCCATCATTGATTTGCTTTTGATTTTTGGCAGATTTGCCCTCTTATTGGTCTTGCTTTTTGCAATCGGCTCCCTATTATGAAACTCATCCACTACTACCACATCTATTGCGGCGGAGGCGGCCAATGGCAACTCATCATGCACCAACACATGATGGCCCTGTGCAATTACGGGCTGATAGAACAGTTGGACGAGATTCGGGTCGGTATCGTCGGGCCACCAGAGCAGCGGAAGGTCGTCAAGGATATCTTGGACAACTCGCTCGTTGCCGCCAAGATTAAGGTGGTCGTCACTCGAACCAATGCATGGGAGCAGGCGACCCTCACCGAGATGTACCGAGCGAGCCAAACCGAGGATGCGGCCTACCTCTACGCCCACACCAAAGGATGCAGCGACCCATCGCTTATCAAGCAACTATGGTGCAGGTCTATGATATTCTTTAACATCGTGGCATGGGAACGCTCCCTTGCGGAACTGGAAAAAGTGGACTGCGTGGGATGCCATTGGCTGACCAAGGAAGAGTTCCCCCAAATCGCTGACCACAACAATCCCGACGGTTACCCCTACTTTGGCGGTAACTTTTGGTGGGCCAAGTCAAGCCATGTGCGGGAACTCGGTGAGCCAGTTCGGGAACATCGCTGGCAGGCCGAAACTTGGATTGGGAAGAAACCGAACACCGTTGTCTTTGACCCGAACCCAGGTTGGCCCGACCCAAGCAAATTCGTAATCACATTCTAAGGACTATGAAACTACTCGCCAACATCGCCTACCACCACCACCCGAACAGGGTGGAAAACTTGACCAAGGTTATTGAGGCCATCAAGTCCTACCCCGTGCAGGCTGAAATCTTTGTGGACATCAACGACCCGCAAGCGGCTCACGAACTCGCTCACCTTCCCGTTACCTTCCACGCCCACACGGCGATGGGACACCCTTGGGAACTGACGAGCAAGCACCGCCACAGGATTGCAGAGGTGTACCAGCACTTTGACTGGGTGGCATATTTCGAGGATGACATGATGCTGCCCAAGGAAGGATTCCTCAACTTCACCGCACAGTTCGACTCGATGTTCGAGGACAACCTGTACCCGTCCTTCACTCGGATTGAAACCTACCCCGACAAGGAAGGCGAATTTAGCCCCGACATCTCATTCAATTTGACACCGAATATGTGGAGGGAGTGGAACGGCAAGACCTACGCAAGCATTCCGTTTTGCAATAACTACCACGCTTTTTGGATGTTCAGCACGAAGCGGCTTGCCGAGGTATTGAGCCGCAACCCGCAAGCATTGCAGATGATACCAAACAACGGCCTCTATCGTGAATCCCTTGCCTCCCTGCCGATTTGGTCCTTGGACTTGAAACCGATGCTTGAGATGGACGAGAACGGCGAACTTGCGGACCATTGCAAGGTTTACCACTTGACCAACAATTACGCAAATGTGAGCATGGACATCAAACAAATTTTTAGACGATGAAACTTGAAGAAAAGATTGCCGCTTTGCGGTTGGTTCCAAGAATGTTTTTTTTGCCGCTTGACTACTTGAACGGCAATAACCGCATCGATGGCCTCGTTGATTTGTGCGATAAGTACATCAAGCCGACCGACCACGGCGTTGAGGTTGGAAGTTTTTCGGGAGTAAGCAGCAGGGTCATTGCCCTGCATTGCGGCGTTCTGCATTGCGTTGACCATTGGGTTGGAGGCGGTGTAGTGACGCAAGGTGAGCAGATGTTTAACTCTATGCTCCCCGATTATCCGAACATCGTCAAGGTCAAGTTGCCCAGCGTCCAAGCGGCCCAGCAGTATGCGGACCATTCGCTCGACTTTGTGTATGTGGACGCAGACCACTCCTACGCTTCGGTCGTTGAGGACATCACCGCTTGGAAGAACAAGGTCAAGCAGGGCGGGTTTATAGCGGGTCACGATTCGTATATGCCCGAAGTATTGCAGGCGGTTCGGGACTGCCTTGATGAACCCGACCACTTCTTCACCGATACCAGTTGGCTCGTTAAGTTATGAAACTCCAAGACCTCACCATTGACCAATTCCAACGCATCGCTGCGCTGGAGTTCAGCCCCGTCCTCACGGACTACGACAAGCGTGCAGGGGTCGTTGCGATAGTGGAGGGGGTAGATGTATCACTCGTAAGGGAAATGCCCGCCAAGGGGCTGACAAAGCGTTACAAGACGATTATCGCAGAGTGGAACGAACTGCCTACCCTCGCCTACAGGAGGCGGTTCAAAGCAGGGGGCAAGTGGTGGATTCCGACCGTGTTCACCGACGAACTCACGGCAGGGCAGTTGATAG